CAACAAACTTCTTAGAAGAATCCTTGCCCCATGCATTGAGAGTCTCAAAGAATTGCTCACGATTGACCTTCTTACCGTCAATGATTGCACCAGTCTTGGATGTAATCGTCATCCAAGAATAACCACGCTGAGCAAGTTGAACACAGAAGTCAGACTGTGAAATAAGATTGACAATCTGCTTGGTTGTGCGAGCACAAATCAAAACTTTGCTGAGGTTGTTAGAACCATCAACAAGACCATTGACAACATCTACAGACTTGCAGTTGTCAAGAGTTTCAATCAAGTTGTCAGCATCTTCTGCATACATTACCTTACGACCTTTGATCATAGGCAGTTGCTTGACTACAACTTTAGGGGGCAGAATGTAACCACCTTCAACTAACTCAGGAGCAGGAACATTGCACAGCACTTGACCATACACATTACCCCAATTCATGCCTGGTTTGTTAGCAGCAAGAGAATGTTTGGGAGTTGCAGTAAAGAAGTATGCACGATCTGCTGCATTGCTGAAGTATTCTGTGGCAGGATAGAAGTTACGTTTGACGCTATTGTGTGCCTCATCAAAGTAAATGTTGTTCACCTCAATATCTGCCTGACGAATACGATCAAGCGAATTGTAGGTGGTGAAGATGATCACATTCTCACCAGCTGTGCGAGCAGTGTTAGCAAACAGGTGAATCTGTTCGGGTTTGGTGCTGCTAAAGTGATGAGTTTCACCACTGTGAACGTGCATCACATGAGTGTGAGTTGTATTAACAATCTCCAGAAACTCACTGCACAGTTGTTCTGCAAGAAGAATACGAGGAGCAACAACAACAGAAGTCCTACCAATAGGGACAGCATGTTGATGAATAAGATCCTGAATCATGCAGATAGTTTTACCACCACCAGTGGGAACAATGATCTGTCCCTTATCATAAGAGAGCATACGATCAGTGATTCGCTGTTGATGAGGGCGAAGAGTGACCATGAAAAAGAATTAGTTACTTACAGTATAATCGCACCTGCAAAGTCTGTCAAGGACGTTGCAGGCGCTTCCAGACACTACTGAGACGCTTTGGGCGACCCCCCTTCAAGACACCACCAGACCACGCTTAGTGTTCTTGTAGAAAATAATACGATAGGGGATAGATTCCTTGCCAGACTGAATAGTTTTCTTGTAAGTATTGGGTTTGATTGATACAGGTTCTCCGTCTACAAAACCATCAATTCCCTGCGATTCTTCTTCAGGAGTAGATAAACGATATTCACCAGTATCTGACACCATCTCAAGAATGTCAAGTTGAAGTTGAAGACCAGAGAATGTCTTGTCGATGATAAGATCCTTTGTCCAAGAATATACATCATCACGATTCAAAGAGTTAAGATTCTCCTTGATTCGTTGAACATATTCCCAGATCTTATCTACAGCAACATCAATCTTTTCCAGTCCAATCTTATCAGCATAGAATGACTCCCATCCCTCTACAGATGGATTCTCTGCTGTCTCTCTATATTCTTGAATAAGATCACTCATCTGCCCAACATTCTTCGGTCGGGTAGCTTGAGAGAATGAATTACCAAGATTGATAACCGAACCAATGTAGGGTAAAAGTGTCATGATGTAATGCTTTCAATTTAGGTACGCTTTAGGCGACCCCCCTTTTTATTTCTTTGCTTCTTTGCCTCTTCTGGTGATCTCTTTCTGAGTGATGGGGTGCTTTAACTCTTTCTCAGACTTCTTGCCCAAGTTCTTGAGTTGAATGTCACGCAGAGTTCTTTCACCTTTCTTGGTGACTGCCTTTCTTTCAGCTGCAGAGAGACCAGATGCCTTTTGTGGTTTATATCCAGGAGCAGGTTTTGCTGCTGCTTTCTTCTTAGTCAGAAGTTCAGATGCAGACTTTGTTTTCTCTCCTGCTTCTCTACGCTTACGCTCTAAGTATGCTTTGCGTTGTGCTTCTTTTGCACTTAATGCAGCAGAACCACGCTCTTTTTCAGGTTGTTGTTCCCTTGCAGAGCGTGGTCTTTGTGTTCCAATGTCTTTGCGATCTTTATACTGAACTGGTTCAGTCTTTCCACCGCCGACAGCTTTTACTCTACGCCTTTCAGGAGTGCTTTTTTTACGCTCAGCACCGACTCTTCCGCCTTCACCTTGACGGCGAATCTGGGAAGATCCCATGACATCTTTATCGTATGCTTCAGCAATAAACTCCTGAAAGGTTTTCATTTCTATCTAATTCTACCTCTCTTTATTTAGTCCTCGCTGTCCTCCTGGATCTCTTCTTTCTTAGTAACTTTCGGACCAACATGAACTTGACCAGTTGCATAGAAATACTTTACACGTTCGCGTCGTGCTTGCAACAGAATATCATATTCTTCCTGTTGTTCTTTAGTGAAGCGGAAATCTTGATTCTTCCACTTCTCACGAAGCTCCTTCATGTAAGGGAGAACATTCACGGTTTGAGTTTCTTGCATTTCAGTAATCAATGTTGGAGTTGAGGTATTCGTTCATGTTGAAGTTTTGATCTTCTTCAATTAGATCAGAGAGATCTTCATGCTGATCAAAGTTGACCAGTTCTTCAATTTGTTGTTCGGAAAGATAGTAATCCATCTGTGAGTGGTGGTTACAATACTCAGACACTTTGGGCGACCCCCCTTTACTTAACTAAGATTTGAATGTCTTTTGCTCCTTGTTTCTCTACGATTTGTGACCAAAACTCTGCATCATCAATTTTAAGAAAGGACGCAACTTGAGTCGAATAACCTTTCTTTTTTGGTTTCAGGTACTTTACTTGGTACATCATTCCAGTGTCGAATTACTCCGCTAATAATGAAACAGTTAGTGATAAGATAAGAGACGAATATAAAAGTCCGTATGCCAGCAATGTAATCTGATTCTTTGTCATCTTTACCAGATTTCTCTCCTAATGCTTTTGCCCATCGTCGCCAAAACTTATTTTTTACCATTAAAATCTCTCACATAGATCTCCATGTCATCAAGATCATTTGCATTTTTGAATCGTCTTGACTTTTCATACTTAATCTCATGCCACTGGTGAGTGTAGCACAAGATTAAACAATGAACTTTACGATGAAATCCTACAAGACTATCTGGTTTGGGTTTTACTCCAACTTCAATAGTAATATACTCTTTGTCTACAAAATACACCCACCCCTCAACATTGCGCCATTTCACATAATCGTTGATTTGTGGATGATAAGTCATACAAATGCTGCCTCCAATGGATTAAGTTTAAGTGGCATAGCCGTGTAAGGGCGAGTATTATCTATCTCTACTGTATCTCCTTGCTTGGAGGAGTTAATAGGGGATTGATAACATTTTGTTTTTGTGTTGTAAAAACCCCAGATACTTCTAACAGGAGCACCCCCATTATAATCAAATTTGGTATGATTGCAAATCCATATAGCAACCACATTCTTTTTGAACTCTTCGACTTCGTAGGAGTATCCTTTAGGGGGTTGATGGGGGAAATCATGAGGAAGTTTCATCTTTTGCATGATGTGCAATCAAATCAGGATTTGGTTGTGAAGGAACTACTGGATTGCGATTAGCAGCTTCAATGACAATGAAGGCATCATTTTGATAACTTACTGTACCAAAAGGTTTAGACCATTTGGGATTGCTATTGGGATTAGTGGCGGTGCCAGTTACAGCAACTCCGCCAATCTTCACACGAATGTCATCATCCGCCGTCCATCCTAATTCTTGGAGTGCAATAGAAAGTTTTCCCAACCAATCAGCACTTTTCATTACATTTTCCTCAGGTTCAAGATTTCCAATCATGTAGTAAACTCTTCAGCAATACCAGATTCAACATCTTCTGCAAGAGCATATGTGCGGGAGTTTAGAATATTCTCACGCAGATTGCCATAATACTTCTCATAGAAGTTGTCACGATCTGTTGCAGAAATAATGTCGAAACATTCTTCATCATCCTCTGCAACTACATTCCAAATACCACCATATTCTGACTGGGGAAAAGGAATATAATGTTCAACGATGTAGAGAAACTTTTGTGCCATTGGTGTGCGTAAATTACCTTACTATTTTATCAGAGTTATACAAATTCGGCAATATAATAGTCAACGGTGACTTCTAACTTTGCTGCCTCTTTTTCACACTCAGCAATGAAATCGTCAATCATACGCTCAGCTTGAAGTTCTTTGCGGTCTTTGTTGTAATCAATCATGCGGCAAGTGCTCCAGTAGGGATTTCAGTGATTTCGGGTAGTTTGTTAAGTTCAAACTCATTCATATTGTAGCACACCCACTCACCATTGCGGAAGATGTAGGAGTATTCTTCATTATCAGAGAAAAACTCTTCCAGGTTATTGTCAAGGCGAGGAGGGCAATTCTCACCACGTTGAGAGTAATACTCGGGACCATAAACTCCCTTCACAGCACTATCATCCCAGCGAGAATCAGTCCAACAGGAAGACATATCACCACCGTCAATCAGTTCGGCAGCAAGAGACTTACCATTGTAATGTGTCTTCAGGATGCGACCCAACCACTCAGGATAACCATCCCAGTGATGATACACAGACAGGATAGATTCGTCTGCAAGTTGAATACCAATGCGGGAGCGGGTTGCCATTGCGTGTGTTGCTTACATCATAGGGACACTTTGGACGACCCCCCTTTTCAACCCCCATCAACCTGACATCCAACCAGAGCACCACCAACAATGCCCAAAGGAATTGCCCACAGTCTTCCATCACCACGGGACGCAGCAGCACCAGCTCCACCGCCCAAGATTCCACCTAAAATGCTACCTTCAATGCAGGAATTGTCGTCGGTTTGATGATGTTTTTGCGGAGCAGAGTGATGCTGAGAGTGACGATACCCACAAGAAACTCTCTTCCTTTCACTATCAACATATCCACCAACCCACTGCCCATGTTTGTTATAGTAACCAGGGACATATCTTTCTACGTTCTTATAACAATACTCTTCATAATGCACACTTCTGTGTCCATGATGTCCAGCAAGTGCAGGAGTTGCTGTCATTCCAATTATGGCAAGTGTAGCAAGGAGTTTCATGAGAATCGGTTTGTATATTTCTAATTTATATGAAAAAAGGGCACCTGTCAAGGCACCCTATGACACTTATTTGATTGGCACACTATGCTGCAACAGATTCTCTTTGTTCAGAACATATGAATTCTTCTTTTAAGTTATAAAATAACTTAAAATTTTCAGTGAGAACGTAATAACCTGTCAGGTCTTTTCCATCATCAGTCCAACCATAACCAATAACACGTTCATTCACCCTGTCATGTTTCAAGTTTTTGGTAAGATAGTGTCCGTACCTTTGGTGCAAGTTGATCATGAGCACTTAATTGATTGTGTTGGTATCATAACACTATTTACCATCAATGTAAGGTTTCTTAATATTGTCTTTGGGTTTGTGAAACAGAACTTAATGACTATTTGGGAGATTTGGAGTGTATTCGTACCCATACTGAGATAGCATCGCATCAAATTCATTATCTGCGGATTTTCCTTCCCAGAAATCTACCCAATCTTTATTATCTGCCTTGCTAATGGCATCAAGACGAGCACGTTTGTTATAATATTCAGCCTCTCTCAAATTATATTCACGCTTTTTATTTTTGGATATTCCAGACTCTGGATGACACCACTCAATTTTATTGGAATCAATTTGCTCAAGTATTTTATTTGCTTTGTCAAATTGATCCTTATGATAGTTTGCCCATTCACGAACTTCTTGAGTCAATTCAGAACAAAACTTTTCTGCTGCAATATTATCATCACTAAGATAATCGGCAACTATATCTGCAAGACGATCACGACGTTGCTCATCATAAGTTTTATTCATTGCATTGTGCTCCTTTGTTGAAGTTTTTACGACACTTTTTGACTTCTTTTAATTCATCTTTGATTCGTTTGTATGCATCTTCTGGTGGGATGCGTTTAGACATCTCCATAGCAATGATGACATCAACTCTGGTGCCAAAGTGTTTAAGTGCTTCTTCAAAACAGTTTAGTTCTTCGTACATGATTAGTCAACCTGTTTGTTAAATCCAAGTGGTGTAACTTTACCTTGATCAAATACACGACGTTTTTGTGCCATACCACAAACAGTTTCCATCACTTTAAGTGTGTCTTCGACTGTACAATTCTCTGGCATGTTGCGATGCACAATATCAAACAAAGGAAAAAACTCCTTTGCAGCTTCATTTACCTCACTTTCTGTGAGTGGTTCATAGTCTTTCATTTCTCGTCGTAGATCTTTACTATGTCATCGCTTCTAAGTTTGCGGATGTCCTCATGAAGACGCTCCACTGCTTTAGTTACTTCTGGAGTTTCTTCCCACTCCCAGATATCACCAGTTTTGGTGACAAATTGTCTTGTAGTCATAGTTTTCCTCCAACTTTACCGTCATTTAGAACTTTACTGTTTTTTTCACTCCATCCCTCTTGTTCACCTTTGAGATGAAAACGTGTCATTTCAATACACACATCTTTTGTCATGGCAGTAACTAATTCTCTGCCTTCTTTTGTTGCACTGTGCCAGAGTTTGAAACGAGTTTCATAGACACGAAAACAATCGTCAATCCACTCTACTTCTTCAATTTCTGGGTGTTCCTTTGGATTTGTCATTAAGAAGAGTCAGTTGTCGTTCCAATTCATATTTAATAGGGGAGAGATGACTGTACAAGTAATCTTTCCACTGATTGTCTGATGTTATTCTAACAATATTCTCCACCTGTGTCAAGGCAAGAATCAGATTTATTTCTTCTTTGTTAGGCATTTTTTAGTTTTTGAATTTCCAGTAGTGTTTCTAACGGAATCCATGCTGGATTTTCTTTTGCGAACTGTACCTGAACTTCTGTTACTGCTCTTTCCAGGCTTCTGCTCCACACTTTTCTTGTGTTTTTGACTGGGCTTAAGGGATTGTCCATAACGATTTGATACCTTGTAATCTTTTGGTTTTAGTTTATATCTGTCAATGTATTTTTGCAAGTGTTCTTCACACTCAAAGTGACAGACAGTGAGTGCGATACCTTTTATATTGTGATAGTCTTTATTAACTTCCAATCTCCACGGAAATGATTCATATGGAAACATACTATCATATTCTGCATCTAAAATAGAAGAACGAATCATAATCCAATCTCATTCCAAGTCTTTGGTGTTCCAATACCTTTTCTGGTATCTCTTACACTTTTCCAATAAAATAACAATCCAGTCAATCTCCACACCCAAGCACGAATAGTATCATCTCGGACATAATTTTTTGGTTCTTCATAGTTACCATAAGGATCTGGACCACCAGAGGGCATAGCAACTG